GTCGCTCAACGTTCACATTCTCGCGATTTATCTGGCTATGTTTTAGAACGTGGCGGATATGATCATTTATGCTTGCCCGCTGAATATGAGGGTAACAAATTTTACACCTCAATAGGATGGTGCGACCCCAGAGAAAAAAAAGACGAGCTACTTTGGCCCGATCGATTTGATGATAAACAAATCAAACAATTAAAAGCCGATTTAGGCCCCTATGCTACCGCCGGTCAATTACAACAACGTCCTGCACCAAGAGAGGGCGGTCTAGTCAAGATACATTGGTTCAAATACTTTAAACTTATCAAAGATTCTCATGGCTACACTATATCTCCAAAATTTAAACTCAAATATCAAGTTTGGGATACAGCTTTTAAAGAAGGCCAGGACAATGATTTTAGTGTATGCCATACCTACGGTATCGCCGAAGATGGTTTCTATCTTATTGCTCGCTGGAAAGATAAAATACAGTTTCCAGAACTAGAACGAGTCGCGATCATGCTTGCCAATGAGCATCACCCAAACCAGATATTTATTGAAGATCATGCCAGTGGTCAAAGTTTGATCCAAGTCTTGCAAAGAAAAACCCGCCTTCCTATTAAGGCTGTTAAGGCTGATCGTGATAAAATTGCCCGTCTAAATGCTTGTTCTGGCTATATAGAGGCTGGTAAATTGTTTCTTCCAGAAAACGAGCCATGGGTAAGTGATTATATTAACACGATGTGTACATTTCCTGCCGGTCAGCATGACGATGACGTTGATTGTACGACACATTTTTTATTAAACGTAGCTTTGAAACATGCTAAAAATGAAGGGAGGACCTCTCATGCTTCAATTATCGGTAGATAATCATGTACAATAAATTTAAGTTTTCATAACCTTATATTGCTTTCTTAACGATATCAGATCAAGGATGATCATGGCTAATAACTCATATTATGAATCTAATTCTTCTGATTTATTTGTGTCTCGATGTGCCGAAAGGTTCAACTTAGACATTGATAAAGATTGGTCTAATCGAGAAAGTAGATTGCATATTTATAAAATGTTTTTGAACGGAACTATTTACGATAATCTATCGCCATTTCATCAAGAATATAATAGTCCAAGCGATCAATCATCTTATGTAAAACTTTCACTTAGAAGGCCATCAGTTATTTACCCTATCCCTAAAATTATCGTTGATGAAACTACGTCAATGCTTTTTAGTGAAGATCATTTCCCCATTGTTCGTTGCGAGCATGAAGAAACTACCAATTTTCTACGATATATTACAGATACCTGTAATCTTCGTTATTCTATGCTTGATGCTGCAAAAATAGGTTCAATTGGCAGTGTTTGTGTGCTTATTAAAATTCTTGAAGGTAAATATTATTTTGAAGTTCTTGGTACTTGCGACATGCAGCCATACTTTAATAATATGCGACCCGATGAATTATCGAGAATAATTCAAAGAAAAAAAACTGATGGCTCTACATTATCGAGCGAGGGTTATGACATTCCTAAAGAAGATTTAAAAAAGAAATTTTACATTCAACGCGAATGGACTATAACACAAGAAATTTATTATACCCCATGGAAGTGTGAAGAAAACGAAGGCCACACACCAAAGATTGACCCGTCACGAACTACCATCCATAACTTTGGTTTTGTACCTGCCGTTTGGATAAGAAACACTCCCAGGACTTGTCACATTGATGGTGACTGTACTTTTGCTCCAATAATTGATACCTGTGTTGAAATTGACTATCAATTATCTCAGCTAGGTAGGTTGTTAAAATACAATTCCGACCCCACATTAGTTATTAAGAACCCAGGTATTTTGGAAGGCAACCAATTAATCAAAGGTGTTGGGTCTTTAAATCTTGATGAGAAGGGTGACGCTTATTTGCTCGAAATGTCTAACGGCGCCACTAGCGCTGTTATTGATTATGTTCGATGTTTGCGTGAATTTGCACTTGAGGCTGTGCGAGGCAATCGCGCAAATCCTGATAAGCTTAGCGCCATTCATAGTGGTAAAGCTTTGCAAATGCTTAACTCTCCACTAATCTCATTTGTAGATGAGCTAAGATTGTCCTACGGTGAATATGGCTTAATGCGCATATATTGTATGGTGCTTTCTATTTATAAGCTTATGAAAGGACAGCTAGATACTGGCGACTATAAACCTGCGGATGCACCATGTGACGGTCATCTAAAACTAGATTGGCCAGATTGGTATCCCGCTACTCCTCAAGATAAATTACAACAAGCGCAAACGCTTTCATCGCTTAGAAAAGATAAAATCATTTCCGGCGAAACCGCTGTTACTGCCGTTGCTGATCAATATAATATTATTGATATCACTTCTGAGCTAGAAGCTATACAAGATGAGCGTGACCTTGAAACCCAGCAAGAGCAAGAGTACAATTCTAGTCCAGTTAAGTCAAAGTCAGGTGACAAGGATACCGATTCAGATCGTCAATGAAATAATAAAATGGAGATTTTATGACCGCAGAAGAAAAAAACAACGAAACCCCAGCTACTTCTAAAAACAATGATGACAATTTATCATCTTCAAGTGCCGCTGATTTAAGCGATCGCGATCTGCACTGGCGAGGAAAATACAAAGTCCTCAAAGATGAGCATGAAACAACTGTGGCACAATCTGAAAAAATTAAAAATGATTTCAAAGAGTTATCCGGCAAGGTAGAACTGCATACCAAAGAAAGACAGGCTATCGAAAAAAAATGGGTTGAGGCTGAGGTCAAGGCTCATGCTGTGGCCGCTGGCATAAAAGACCCTGATCTAGTAAAATTAATTGATACTAGCCAACTAAAAATTGGCGAAAACGGTATCGAAGGAATACAACAGGCTATCAATGATTTCAAATCAAAGAAGCCCGATTTCTTTGGTGCTGAAAAGAAATTTAGTTCATCAACCAATGCTAATTTTCCATCCGAAAATAAAGCAGAAAAAGTTGATGCACGAAATATGTCCCAACAAGAATGGGATGCTGCAAAGATGAGAATGAAAACCGGTGGAAGAATTTATTAATCCATCGCCAAGATATTAGATAACTTTCATTACCAAGAGTGGATCTCCGACGTAATGCTTGCTCAAAAGAGTGGATCTCCGATGAGGTAAAGTCTAAGAAAATACAATTCTCATAAGTAGACAACGTGTATTGCCAAGAGTGGACCTCCGAATCAATGCACGCTCGAAAGAGTGGAACTCTGCCGAGATAAAAGTCGAAAGAAAATAAGGATTTTTTCTAACTTTTATACGGAGATTCAGTCATGACTTTTGGTCCTTTTCCAGCCGCGTTAGCTAATGCCATCCAACAAAATTTCTTAGAAAGAGCTTTTATTGAAGCCTTGAAGAATATTTTGAATTATCGTGAAATTGCTGATCGCGAAGATTTTCCTGGTCGTATCGGCGACTCTATTACAAAAACTCGCGTTGGTTTGATGGTTCCTAATACAACTCCATTAAATCCATCGACAAATACAAATTTAGATAATGGTTTAACTCCACAACAATATAGCGACGAACAATATGTTTTAGCTGTATTCCAATATCCTCAATTAGCTCCTGATATCAACTTAATTGACGATGAGACAACCATTGCTGCATTTGCTATGAAAAACTCTGAGAATTTGGGTATTGCTCAAGCAACAGCTTTAGATCGCCTTGCTCGCAATGCTTTATTCCAAGCTTACATGAGCGGCAATACAGTCGTTACAGCAACCCTCGGTGTTGCTGGTCCTACTATTAGCGTTGACGACACTCGCGGTTTCCAGACTGTCGTTGTCAATGGTAACGTTGTCCCTGTTTCTGGATCAAATACACTACCTGTATTTGTTAACGGAACATTGTACCAACTCAGTGGATTTACTAACGATGTGTCTAACGTTTCAAGCGCTGCTATTACTGGCGGTACTTCTGGAACGTTAACAATGACAACTAACGTCACTATTTTAAATGGTACGGCTGGCAACGCTGTGATTGGGCAATATGCTCCCCTGATTGTTCGTCCGAATGGTCGGCTAACAACTGCTCTTCTACAGTCTACTGATTTATTAAACATGACTTCGATATTATCTGCGGTTGCTTATCTTCGTAACAACGCTGTTCCAAAAGTCAGAGGCGCTTATAACTTCTACATGAACAGCACGTCTATGAATGAGCTTTTCCAAGACCCAGAATTTCAAATCTTAAATCGTGGTGTCAGCACACGCGATCCAGTTTATGAAAATGCTTGGATTTACAACGCGTTCTTAGATGTTCGTTTCATTATGACAACTGAAACTTACGTCCAACCTCCTCAACTTGGCGCGCCTGTTCCTGTTGCCCAAACCGTTCAACGTCCTATTATCTCCGGCGCTGGCTCTTTGGTTGAAGGTATCTTTACCAAAGGTTTAGATGCTATTCGCAATATGGCTGGTCGAAGCGGCGTTGGTCAGATGGAAAATTTCATGCCTATCGTCAACGTAATGGGCGATCGATTCATGTATGAAGGTTTCTATCAATACATGCGTTTCCCGCTAGACAGGTTGTCTCAGATCATCAGCCAATCATCTAACTATATCGGCGGCTTTACTGTTCCGACAGATGTTACAACAACATCAGCTATCATCCCAACAGCAAGCAATGCCTATTACAAACGTTGCGTAATTATTGAGACTGCATAATGACAAAGAAAGTAAGCAAATCAGAAAGTGCCGAAGTTAATTCTCCGGCACTTTTTCGTGAAACAGTCGGCATTTTATTTAAAAACTTTGTTCATTGCGTTTCCCTTGGTCCTCATACCCATTTGAAACATTTTAAAAAATGGCACGCTGGCCAGATTATTACGAACGAAGCTGAGATTGAGATGCTCCTACAAATGAAAGCCCCGATAGGAGTTTACTATCGCGATGTTGACAGAACAGCAAAAGGTTGATGTTCGTAGGCACTGCGGTTTTCCCGTTTACGGTAACGGATTGAGTGCGTCACCGCCCTCTTTCGGTTATCGTTATTACGAACAATATTTAATTCTTGAATATCGTATGAATAA